AATTTCCATGTTTTTACCTTTTGATTTGGCGCCAACTTGACAGGTGGCGTCTTCATATTGGCTTGACTGAGTATACTCAACATATCCTACATTAACCTTAGGATTTTTTCTATAAGCTAAATATAGAATGAAGATTCATATCGTAGGAGCTGGTCCAACTGGATTATCTCTCGCATGGGAAATCTTACGCACAGGGGATCATGATGTTACCATTTACGATAGAAAGATATCAGCTGGTGGTTCTTGGTGGGAACCTAGTGTAGAATCACGCGATCTTCATGCACATAGAATTCTATTTGATAGAGCATTTGTAAACACACATTCTTTTTTTGAAGAAATGAAGATTGACTGGAATACCATGTTTGAAATAGAAAAAGATGCTGGTGTTTGGGATTTTACACTCAAAAGTTTAGAATATGATGACTATAAAACCCTTATAGGTCTCATATCTAGGGTTCTTTGGGATCCTAAAAAGTTTGAAAGTATATCAGTGAAAGACGCCATAGGTCCTCTCACCGATAGGGCTAAAGATCTCATAGAACATCTCCCTCTCATAATGGATGGTGTTACTTGGGATGTTATGTCTGCGTATGAATTCATAAACAATTTGAACCATGTTTTACTCTCTAAACGTTACACGCAGCGCGTTTCTGGTAAAGTTATGTGTGACGCGATGGAAGAAGCACTTCTCAAAGCTGGAGCCAATTTTGTTTTTGGTGCTGAACTTTTAGATGTTCAATACGGTAAGAAAGATTTTGTGGCAAAGTTTTCAGATGAAAGAATGATAAAAGATGGATTACTCTTTTTATGTCTAGATAATAGCCCAGCTCTAGATCTACTTGGCAACAATTGGGGACCTGACGCAGATGCCAAACTTAGAAGAAGTACATATGGTGCTATAAATGTTCTATTGGATTATGATCAACCAATTAAAATGAAATCAGATTTAGAAGTTTCTATAGAAACCAAGTGGAACTTACAACCAAAGGTACTCAGTGATGGTAAGACTGTATCATGTGTTATTTGTGATCTTGGTAAAGATGTACTCAGTTCTGACCCAGAAACCATCAAAAATGAAGTTGTTAGACAACTTAAATTACCACAACCCAATTCCATCAGGATTGGCTGGGGTGCTGAATGGAAAGAAAATAAATGGAACTTTTCACAATCCTCGGGTGTTCTCAGTCTTGAGGGTCAACTCCCCTTCTTTGGGAAATGCTCAAAGGTTGCCATGTGTGGTATGATGTCACCTAGACATACACCTTACTCCAGCATTGAAGCATCAGTTGAAGTTTCACGAGCCCTAAGCCATATGTGTTTCGGAACTAGAAAACCCCTGAAACCTATTTTGGTAACCCACGTCGGAATATTAACTTTAGTGTTACTTATAGTTTTACTTTTAGTTTATCGTAGATGAAGTTTGTAGCTAAAGTATATGAACCATTTTATGATCACAATGATAAAAAGTATATACGTTTTGTGATTCCTCAAAAAGTTTCAGAAATCATAGAACGTATGCATGCGAGTAGGATGCACCTACTTGTAAACCGAGATATTGATAATCCCTTAGATGGTAAGGTACTCACAGTCAAAGTACCATTCCGTTATAGGAGAGTGATGTGTAAATTTGAAGGAAAACCTATACAATCTCTCATAAAGGATGATGAAGTTGATGTTGAATTAGATTTCAAAGGTATTTGGAATATTGGAAATCATTCAGGTTTCTCTTGGTTACTCTCCTCTTCAATCTTTTCAAGTCCCTGACCAGGAAGCTCTATGTTATCTACACCAGCCTTTTTTAGATCCGTGAATGTCTTTAACATTCCTTGAAGTCTGAAAACTTCTTGAGTCATTTGTTCAATGGTGTTCTGAAGTCTGTGAATGTTCTCATCAATGTTTAAAGTAGGCATCGTGTACTCATTTAAAGTTTCACATCTTTAAATAAGTAGATCATGACAACGTTGACTAGGACTGGTTATTTAGTCAATTCGGGTCCAATTCCCGAAATTAAAAAAGAACTTACCGTAAGACCTGTAGTCAATGGGGACTATGGATTTCCTCCACCGCCTTTCAAGGTTTTCAGAGCAACTAAGACAGGAGTCTGTGTTCCCAGATTCTATGGAACTTCTAAACTTGGAGAACCACGAGATGATAAGAGACCAGAGCCCACCCGTATCAATACGAAGTTTGTTGGGAAACTTCGAGATACCACACACCAAAACGATGCACTACGAGCAGCAATTAAAGCTGGCCACGGCGTCCTTTCTTTACCATGTGGGTACGGCAAAACGACGGTATCCTTGGCCATAGCATGTAAATTGGGGTACAGGACTATGATTGTAGTACATAAACAGTTTTTGGCCGATCAGTGGAGGGAGAGAATTCAACAGTTTTGTCCAGGTGCCACCATAGGTATTGTACAACAAGATAAGAAGGAAGTTGAATGTGATTTTATCATTGCTATGCTTCAATCACTTTCCCTAAAAGAATATTCATTTACAGATTTTGAGAGTGTAGGAACCCTCATAGTAGATGAGGCACATCATATTTGTGCCAAGGTTTTCAGTCAGTCACTCTTCAAAATGTGCCCCAAACATATATTTGGACTCTCGGCGACACCTGAGAGGAAAGATGGACTCACTAAAGTTTTACATTGGTTTATGGGTCCCACTTTCTTTGCAGTAGAACGCAAAAATCAGGAACAGGTTGAGGTTTTCCCAGTTATATACGATTCCCCAAACTATAAGAATCCACCCCCATCTATGAGAAACGGTAAAATCTCAATGCCAAACATGATCACGGAACTTGTTGAAGATAGAAGGAGAAATACAATGCTCGTAGAACTTGTCAAAAAGGCGTCAGCAGGTACGAGACAGTTACTTGTTTTGAGTGATAGACGTTTTCATTGTGAGTTCCTTCATCAGTGTTTTCCCAAAACATCTGGATTGTACATGGGTGGAATGAAAGAGGCGCAACTTCAAGAATCTTCAAAGAAGAAGATCATTTTCGCAACGTTCAGTCAAGCGCATGAAGGTTTAGATATTCCCACACTAGACACAGTTATCTTAGCTTCACCTAAATCTGATATTACTCAAAGTATTGGGCGTATTATGAGAGAAACGAAAGGTAAAAAGAATGATCCACACATCTACGATGTTCATGATCCTTGGTCTATCTTTACAGCAATGTATTACAAGAGACTCAAGATCTATAGACAAGGTGGATTCAATATACGTGGCAAGCTGTCGGAGGAGCCCAAGAGTGAGTTTACTCAGGGAAAGTGTCTGTTTTTATAATCTGACTAATTAATAAATGTCGGGTGCATTAATACAACTCGTTTCTAAGGGAGTGCAGGATGCCTATATCATAAGTGACGAAGGACATTCTTTTTTTCGTACGAAGTTTACACGTCATACGAATTTTTCTCAAGCGCCCAAATACATTAAGACTGTCACTACCACAGATACGTCTATTACGATACCCGTTCTCGGCGATATCATAAACGGTATTTGGTTTGAGTCGGCCACTAGAAATGCGAACATAGCTTCAAATCTTTTCTACAATTCTACAATTTCTCTTTTTATCGGTGGACAAAAAATAGATTCTCAACATTATGATTATTTCTCTGATATATGGACGAATTATCTGGCTGATACATACACAAAGGGGCAGGAATTAAACAACAAGACATCTACCTCATGTCACGTTTTCCTCCCTCTCCACTTCTTTTTCTGTGATCACAAAGCGTTTTTGCCTCTCATAGCTCTTCAGCATCATCAAGTTGAGATAAAGATAGACTTTGACGAAACAAATCTAGCTGGTCTAGATGTAGCGGAGAAATCGGCAAAGGTGTATGGCAATTATATCTATTTGGATAAAGATGAAAGAGAAACTTTCACAAAAAAGCAAATGGATTTTGTAGTAACCCAAGTCCAAGGATTTAAGACTGAATTACTTACCGTTGTAAACAATAACACGGACGTAGGTGGTCACAATCGCATTGATCTTTCCAACTTTAATCACCCAGTGAAATCATTATTTTGGGGATTCAACGCTTCGAGTGAAGATTTTGCCAATGATCGCTTTACCTTTTTAGAAGCTGATTTACAAATTAATGGTACACATTTACTTGAAAAAATGACCCCAGTCTACTTTCATACCGTTCAAAATTATTACAAATCTTCATATGGACACTCAGATTTTATTCCAGACACCGAGGTACTTTTCAACACCAGATATTTCGCGTATCACTTCTGTCTAAATGCTTCTGAA